TTCAATCCAATGCGGGTGATGTTTTCCGATCAGGAAGATGCAGAGACATACATCACTACTGCAACCAATCTTGCCGGTGACGTTATTCTGTCTGAGGGTAACAGATTAATCGCTGGTACAAGCACTCGTCTTCTCAACCTAATCTTTACTGACAGCGCTCTGTATACAGCCCGTAATATTGGCGATATTGATTTCGTTTATGACTTTCAACTTGCTGGTACAAGCTGCGGTTTAATCGGCCCTAATGGTTTTGCGGTTGTGGATTCCCGTTGCTACTGGATGGGCAACAATCGACAGTTCTATGTCTATAACGGTGGTGAGCCACAAGTTCTTCCCTGTACAGTGCAAGATCATATCTTTGACAACATGTCACCAGCACAGATGGAAAAGGTATATGCTTTTGCAAACAGTTCTTTCTCAGAAATATGGTGGCTCTATCCTCACGATAGCGACGAATGTGATCGTTATGTCATATACAACTATCTTGAAAACACCTGGAGTATTGGAACCTTCGATAGAACCTGCGGCAATGATCGCGGGGTGTTCGATACACCACAGATGATTAATAGCAGTGGTGTTGTGTTCTCACATGAAAATGGCGTTGACAGCGACGGTGCTGCATTTGAAAGCAGTATCACCTCTGGGCCAATGGACATCGACGATGGTGACCGCGTTATGGAACTACGCCGTATTGTTCCTGATCTGGTGTTGGGTGATGGGGCATCTGTAAACTTTACGGTGAAGCACAAGCGTTATCCCAATGCGTCAGAAACAACTGAGACTGCGCGGCAGGTTACAGCAAATACAAGCAAGTTGGATTACCGAGTGCAAGCACGGCAGATGTCCTTGCAGATATCAACAGATGGTGTTGGTGATGACTGGCGGTTGGGTGATCTTCGTATGGATGTAACAGCAGGAGGTTTCCGATGAGCCGTTTTCCAGATGCCGCAACGCAGGATATATTCGGTTGGGCAAGACGCTTTACAGAAGTAGCGCAGAACGACAGTGATGAGCAAGGAAGAAGGATCAGAATCCTAGACGGGAAGACTGTAAAAGAGTATACTTCAAATGAACGCGACCTACTGCCAAACGTAGATGTCGGCGCAATAATTTTCAATAAATCAAAAGGCCTTTTTGAAGGCTATGACGGCGATGGATGGAATGAGTTTCATGTGAAACAACCTCCTTCATTCACACTACAACGAACCCTTGGCGGTAGGCATCTGTAATGCACGGTATTACTTCTCTAGACGGACACAGTAAATCAAGCGGAGATATGAACAAAGCAATGGAGCGGATGTCCATTGTCTTTAAGGGCAGGTTATCTCCAGAACAATTAGGTGCAATTAAGCAGGACATACAAAGCACAGTAATGGGCGGCATGTTAGCTGGCGCTGGTGAAGGCGGCGATACCATGATGGCGCATATGTCACCCGACACAATCGGCATGGCGCAGGAGATGGGCATACTGCCGCAAGGTCAGATAAATCAGACAACAGGGCTTCCTGCTTTCCAAGGTGATAATCCTGGGGAAGAAAATGATCCAAACGCACCTGATCCACAAGGAGCAGATAGCCCTAGTGGAACCGCTGGCCCTGGTGATGGCCCCGCCGATGCTGATCTTGGCGCAACGCCGCAAGAGGTGGCTACCATGAATGAGATGGCAGAAAAGTCGGCGGCAAAGGCAGCTGCGGAGGCTATGGCTAATATGGAACTAATGTCAACATTTACGCCATATGAAAGAGCCGTCGCTAGAGACTATGGATTTGACCGCAACATGTCCAAGATGGCTAGTCTAGCGAACATGAATCCAATCGACAGGGCGAGGGAAATTGATAAAGATATTGACGCAAGACACGCCAATAATCCCACAGCAGAGCAACTAGACCGACTCGCAAAAACAGAAGCTGGCTTTGCGGCAGCTAATCCAAACATGGCTGCGGCAATGGGTGTTGGTCGGACTATCGCCGGTCTTTTGAGTCCAGCTATTGGGGTAGCCAACGCGGTAGGAACTGTGATAGGTGGCAAAGCCCCAGCCTTTATGGGTGAACTTGGTAAAGGAATCACCGACTTTGGAAGCGGTATCGCGTCAACGTTAAGTGGTATTGCTGAGTCATTTCCAGGTGATCCTGACCAAGATGTACAGGAACCTGGAGGCATGAACGAGGAAGATCCTTTCGTTGCTGATACAGATGAGACAGATACAACAACACTGGAAGAAAACCTTGGCCCAGATGCGGAGAGAGCAAAGATCCTTGGCATGGGCTACTCCCCTGCTGATGCTTCTCTGATACTCGATAACTTTGGCAGTCTAGATACATTTGAGCAACGTTTCACAAGCAGGTTTAATCGCGCTCCTTCCCCAGAGATGCTCACTAGTCCTGATGCACGATCATTTCTAAATATTCAGCGAGGAAGGCCAGTTGGCATGGGTACGATGGCAGCGACAACTAATACTGGTAATCGTGTCGGCAGCACAGTCGGATCGGTGGCAAGGGGTATCGGAGGCCTAATGACATGATGAACAACGGTATAATGTCAGTAGCACAGCGGATGCAGCGACTTGGTCGCGATGGCGATACCATTCTTGCACACATCAATCCTCAAGAAGCAATGAACCTCATGGCAATGGGTGGTAGAGGGTCTATAAACCCTGCAACAGGTCTTCCAGAGTTTGCTCCGGTTGATCCGTTGTATTACCTATCTGTCAATCCAGACGTAATGGTTGCTGCTCAAAACGCAACTCGCGCTCAAGGTATCCAGCCTGGGGAAGATTTTACTGCGGCTATGAATCAATTTGCGCAAGCGCATTATGATCAGTTCGGGCAGACTGAAGGCAGGGCAGCAAGTAAAGCCACTGCACCGGAAGCAACCGTTGACACAATACAAAGGTTTGAAGAAGACCCACAGGCATTTGCAGATTTTTACGGTGGGCGTAATCCAAATGTGGCAGCGGCTGTTGGCACAGACCCGCAAGATCTATTGCGTCACTACTTGCAGTTTGGTGTAGGTGAGACAGACTTTTCTGGAAGTCCTGATGTTGGACGATTGACTGATCCATCACAAATTGTTGCACCGCCAGAAACATTTGACGCTGCCTATTACGCCGCTAATAATCCAGGTGTGGTAAGTGTATATGGTACAGCACCAGATCGGTTATACCGACACTTCATCGATTATGGTCAAGCCGAAGGTCGCTTAG